CCGCGAGGCCCTGGCCGGCGCGGCTGACGAGCCCGAGGGACGGGCAACGTGAGCATCTTCCTTTGGCCGTGCTTCCACGCGCGCTGCTCCAAGCGCGGGAGCCACGTCGTCCGCATCGAGTATGGCGACCAGGCCGAGCACGAGGTCGGTATCCGGCTCTGCCGGGAGCACCGCGATTCGTGGACGGCGTGGTTCGAGGCGGGCACTCGACTGACGTTGGAGAAGGTCTACACGGCCGGCGCGGCGGACGAGCCCGAGGAGGGAACGTGACCGTCGGCCAGCGCATCGACAACCTGCTCGCAGACCTGCGCTACCGCTTCGGATGCCGCTCGCCGGAACCACCGCCCTGCCCGACGTGCAAGGGCAGGGGCGTCCTCTACAACGGCGTCGGCTGGCAGACCTGCCGAGATTGCGACGGCTCCGGCGCGGCGGACGAGCCCGATGTCTGAGCCCCCGCGCAAGCGCGGCCACCCGTTCGATGAGGAGAACACCTACCGCTACAAGAAGGGGCGAGCGTGCAAAACCTGTCTCAGGATGGCGGCGAGGGCACGTCGGAGACCGTCGAGGTGATGCCCGCGCTGCAGGCCGACTTTGAACGTCGGCTCGCCCAACGCTGCGCGCCGCTGGTGGAGGCGCTGGAGTACTTCGCCACGCCGGGGCTGGTCGGGTGCGGCTTCGCTCAGGAAGCCCTCGACGCCTACCGCGCAGCCCAGGGCGCCGGGAGAGGGACGTGATGGCTGACTTCCGGATCGAGTACCGCCGAGCCTGGTGGCCGCGGTGGCGCTTGCTCTCCACCGCTCCCTCCGCTTCGATCTGCTCGGAGAAGGACGAGGACCTCTTCCTCGAGTTCGAGGCGACGGTCACCAAGCGCGCCCACACGCGGGTCCGGCATAGCGAGCACGGGGACTCGGTGGTGAGCTCGGCGCGGCTGGCGATCACCAACCTGGACGCCGACGAGGACTGATCGGGGTGCCCCTCGACGCCGCCACCGGCCAGGAGTTGTGCGCTGTGCCGGGCTGCGACCTCCTGGGCGAGTGGTGGGGGGTCTGTGAGCCACACCGCCGCGAAGAGCTGGTGCTCGAGCACCTCGAGGAGGAGGCCGCCTTCATCTCTGTCGACGCCGACATCGGTGCCCAGGTGGACCGGGAGATGATCCACGTCTCGGCGCTGCTCGTTCGCTTCGAGGACGGCGACGGCACGCCCTACGGCCGCCGCGCGCTGGCCAATGCCTGCCTCGAGCTTGCCGGCACCGACCCCGGCCAGCGCAACATCCGGCTCAACGCGCTCGCCTACTCGCAGGGGCGGCTGGTGAGTGGCGGCGAGATCCGCCAGGACCGTGTCGAGCGCGATCTGCTGGCGGTGGCCGTCGCGACCGGGCTCCAGGAGAGGTACGCGCTCGACACCATCCAGCGGGCGATGCGCAAGGGCATGAGCCATCCCAGGATCGTCCCCGACCGTCGTGGCCGATGACCCGCATCTCATCGCCCAGGACATCGCCGACCGCCTCCTCATGTCGGCCGGTATCACCACCAACGGGTTCCTCGCCAACGCTTCGTCGGTGTGCCTGCTCGACCGCATCGGCACGGCGTCGACCGTCGCGGCGCTGGAGGACACCGTGAGCCAAGAATTGCTCGGGCCGCTCTGTGTGCGCGGCCAGCGCATGGTCGTCGGCGGCCACACGGGTGCCGGGAAGTCCACGTTCTCGCTCGCCCTGGCCAAGGCGGTCACGGAGGAGTCGGAGCTCCTGGGCTGGCGCGGCGCCGGCGGCCGCGCCCTCGTAGTCGACCTCGAGCAGGGACTGCGCACGATCAAGCGCCGGCTGGCAGAGAGCGGCCTCTCGGGGTCGGAGAGCGTCGACATCATGCGCGTGCCGGAGGGCCTGGCCCTCGATCGCAACCAGCGCGAGCGAGACGAGCTCGGCTCGATCCTGGCCGACGGCGGCTACTCGCTGGTGGTCGTCGACCCGCTCTACAAGGCCCACGCCGGCGACTCGAACGACGAGCGGGCGATGGTCGGGCTGATGGGTGTCCTCGATGCCTGGCGGGCCGAGTACGGCTTCTGCCTGGCGATCCCGATGCACATGCGAAAGCCCCCGCCCCAGGGCGGCACGCTCACCATGCACGACATCTTCGGCTCCTCGGGGCTGGTGCGTGGCGCCGAGGTGGTGGTCGGGCTCGAGCGCCTGTCCCCGGGGATGAGCCGTCTGCACTTCTGGAAGGACCGTGACGGCGACCTCCCGGTGGGCGAGAAGTGGATGCTGACCTTCGAGCGCGAGCGCGGGTTCGAGCGGGCGACCCAGAAGGAGAAGGCGGTCGACGCGATCGGGCACCTGGTGAGCGCGCGGCCGGGGCTCACCTCGACCGAGATTGCCGACGAGACCGGATTCGCCAAGCGCACGGTGATGGCGGCGCTCAGTCAGCTCCGGGCGGTCGGCGAGACGACCGGCAACCGCAACGAGCGCCGCTGGAGCATGCCTCCGTCCGAGGAGGACGAGGAGCACTACGAGAGGCTCGCAAGTGCCTAAAGAGACACGTCCGTGCAGTCCAAACGTACATGGCTGGGGAACGGTGCCCGGCAAGCCCCGGGACCTCGGAGAGGCCCTGGCAAAGCGTCATCCTCGCGCGCGCGGCGCCTACGGCGCCAGTCACTCCGTGTCTCTTTGCCCCATCCCCACGCTTGGCGCCGCTCACGCTTGGACGCATACAGACATGCAACCCGACACGGCAGACATACATGCAGAGGGGGAGCGGACCTTGGTCGCCACCGCCATTGGAGCCTGGCGGCGGGTGGCGGCTTCCGGGTGGTCCGCAGGGCGGCGGGTGCACGGATGAGCCTGCGACTCGACGGCCTCCACCGCGAGTGCCGCCGCCGCGGCTGGAAGCTGCGGGCCGCGATGCTCCGGTTGACCCCGGACGAGCGGGTCGTGCAGCTGCAGGTGCAGACGTCCAACCACAACCTCGGCGCCCCGCCCGGCCTGGCCATCGATGACCAGGCGCGGTTCCTGGCCCGGCACCTGTGGATCACGGAGCGCCGGTGAGCGACTCGGCGACCCCTCGTCGGCCCCGGCGGGAGAAGTACCCCTCGTCGCAATGCTCGGCGATGAGCAAGCGCACAGGCCAGCGCTGCCGGCAGTGGGCGATGCACGGGCTCAGCGTGTGCTGGCGCCATGGCGGCGCGGCGTCGCAGGTGAAGGCTCGGGGCGCCCAGCGGGTGGCCCAGTGGACCGCCCGCCGCGAGCTGGTGCGCCTCGGTGCCGCCGTCGACGTGCACCCGATCGACGCCCTGCTCGAGATGGTCCGCGAGGCCGCCGGCAACGTGGCGTTCCTGCGCGGCCGGGTGTCCGAGCTCGATCAGCAGGCGGGGCTCGTGGCGCTACCCTCGGACGCCGACCAGCTCTTTCGCGCCGAGGGGATCTACGGCCCCGACCACCAGGGCGACGGCAAGCGGCACATTCTCGTGGCGATGTACGACGAGGAGCGCGACCGCCTCGCGAAGTTCGCCAAGCTCGCGCTCGACGCCGGCGTCGACGAGAAGCTCGTCCGGATCGCTGAGGCGCAGGGGCAGCAGCTCGCGGGCGTGGTCCGGGCGGCGGTCCGGGCGGCCGCGGCAGACGGCGAGCAGGCGGGGCTCGAGGCGGCGGCGGCGGAGATGCGGAGGCTGCGGGCGGAGTGACATGGGGGCGGCGCCGCCGCTGTTGCGCGGCCAGGGCCACGGTGGCGCATGCCCCTCCTTGCACAATGCGCGTCACGAGTCGTGGTACCGATGCGCGTCACGAGTCGTGGTACCGTTCCCGTCGAAGCGCTGTCCCTGGCCTGGGCATGCGGCGCGGTCACCACGATCGGCGACCCCGCGACCAGGCCAGCGTGACGACAGCAGCGCTCCTCGACCGGCAGCTCCTGCGCGACCCGTGGCTCATGGCTGCGGACGAGCTCGATCCGCCCGCCTTCATGCGCGATCCGGCGCTCTGGGTCTCGGAGCGCATGGGCGAGTTCCTGTGGTCCAAGCAGCGCGACATCGCCGCCTCGGTGGCGGCGCACCGGCGCACCGCCGTGCACTCCGCGCACGACGTCGGCAAGAGCTTCCTGGCCTCGCGCATCGCCTGCTGGTGGATCGAGTCGCACCCGCCCGGCGAGGCGTTCGTGGTCTCGACCGCGCCGACCTTCACCCAGGTCAAGGCCGTCCTCTGGCGCGAGATCGGGGCGGCCCACGAGGACGCCAAGCTGCGCGGCCGGGTGAACCTCACCGAGTGGTACATCGGCCGGCGCCTGGTGGCCAAGGGCTGGAAGCCGGCGGCCGAGACGGCGGTGCCCACCGAGCGCGGGGCCTCCTCGGGTAAGGCCGTCTTCCAGGGCATCCACGCCCGCTACGTGCTCGTGATCCTCGACGAGGCCGGCGGCGTGCCGGCCTCGATCTGGGAGGGCGCCGAGGCCCTCACGACCAACGAGCACGCGCGCATCCTGGCGATCGGGAACCCCGAGGACCCGACCACGCGCTTTGCCGAGGTCTGCGCGCCGGACTCGGGCTGGAGCGTAATCCACGTCGACGGGCACGAGAGCCCGAACTTCACGCACGAGCAGGTGCCCGAGGAGCTTCGCGACCTGCTCCTCTCGCCGCGCTGGGCCGAGGAGAAGCGGCAGGAGTGGGGTGAGGACTCGGCGCTCTATGTCAGCAAGGTGCGGGGGCGCTTCCCGACGAGCGCCTCGGACGGTGTGGTGCCGCTCGGCTGGGTGCGCCGCTGCCAGGCAGATGACCGGCCGGCGGTGATCCTCGACCCGGTCGAGCTCGGCGTCGACGTCGGCGCCGGCGTCGACCAGACGGTGATCCGCGAGCGCCGCGGCCCCGTGGCCGGGCGAGCCTGGCGCATCCGCACCGCCGACTCCGAGAAGGCGGTCGCGCTGGTGCTCCAGGCGATCGACGAGTCGGGCGCCGTGCGCGTGAAGGTCGACGTGATCGGCGTCGGCTGGGGCATCGCCGGGCGCCTCGAGGGCCTTCGCCAGGAGGGCCGCCACACGGCGGAGATCGTGTACGTCAACGTCGCCGAGGCCTCGGCCGAGCCGCACCGCTTCCCGAATCTTCGCTGCGAGCTCTGGTGGGAGATCGGGCGCCGGCTCTCACAGGACGGCGGCTGGGATCTACGGGCGCTCGACGAGGACACCGTGGCGCAGCTGATCGCGCCGAAGTGGAAGCTCCAGGGCGGCCGCACGAAGGTGGAGTCCAAGGAGGAGACCAAGAAGCGCCTGCACCGCTCCTCGCCGGATGACGCCGACGCCCTGCTCCTCGCGTTCTACGTGCCGCCGACGCGGACCGCGCAGGTGCACTCGACGCTCCCCTCCTCGACGCCGCCGGTGACCCGCAAGGGCGACCTGGTGCTCGTGGGCGAGCGCTACCGCGACGCGCCGCTGAACGGGAACGGGCACCGGTGAACCCCGACCCGACCCCGAGCGCCGACGAGCGTATCGCCCAACTCGAGGCCGACGTGCAGTTCCTGGCCGGCATCCTCGCGACGCTGCGCCGTCACCCCCATCACGAGTTCACCAAGGCGGAGACGCAGGTTCTCGACGCGCTCGCCGGCGAGGACGATGGCGAGTAGATGGCGGAGATCACCTACTCCATCCCCACCGCCACCCCCGGCGCGCAGGAGACCCAGGACTTCCTCGACGCCGCGGCCGATATGGGCGTCGAGCGGCTGGGCGGCTTCGCCCTCTACGAGCACTACTACGACGAGGGCGGCAAGGTCCGCCTGACCGACCGCCTGCGCTCGTTCCTGCAGGCCTCGGGGCTCCAGTTCGCCGAGAACTTCTCAGAGCCGATCATCGACTCGCTGGCGGAGAAGCTGCTGGTCACCGGCTTCAACGTCGACGTCGGCGACCAGGCGCAGGCGATGGCCCAGAGCGCCGACGTCGAGGCCTCGGCCACGATCTCCTCGTGGCTCGGCGACCTCTGGCAGCAGGGCCGGATGGACGCCGAGCAGGGGACGCTGCACACGCAGGGGCTCATCAAGGGCGAGGCGTTCCTGATCGTCGACTGGGACGAGGGGGCAAAGCGCGCGCGCTTCACGTTCAACCGCCCCGAGGTCTGCCGCGCCCACTACGACGCCGAGCGCCCGAACGAGCTCGAGTACGTGGCGAAGGTCTGGTGCACCAAGAGGCTCTCCCCCACCAACCCGACCGGGCGCGCGATCGAGCGGCTGAACCTCTACTTCCCCGACCGGGTCGAGAAGTGGTACCGCGTCCAGGCCGGCGGCAAGGGCGGCTGGGAGCACCACACGGACGACGGCGAGGCCGTCTGGCCGACGCCCTGGAAGGACGGCGCGGGCAAGCCGCTCGGGATCCCCGTCGTCCACTTCCGCAACAAGCCGCTCGGCAAGCCCTCGGGCCGCTCCGAGCTTCGCGGCGTCATCCCGCAGGTCGACCTACTGAACAAGCTGGTCGTCGACCTCGCCGCCATCCTTGACTCCCAGGCTTGGCGCCAGCGCTGGGCGACCGGCATCGACGGCGACGGGTCGCAGTTCAAGAACGTCCCCGGCGACGTCTGGACGAGCTCCAGCAAGGACGCCGGGTTCGGCGACTTCGCCGCCGACGACGCCGCAGGGGTCCTGGCGGCGATCGACCAGACGCTCAACCGGATCGCCCGTCGCAGCCGCACGCCGCTGCACCTTCTCACCGGCGGCGACATGCCCTCCGGGGAGGCGCTGAAGTCCGCCGAGTCCGGGCAGACGGCCAAGGCCAAGAAGATCCACGTCGCCTGGGGCAACGGCTGGGAGGACGCGATGCTCTGCGCGCTCCGCCTGACCGAGGCCTTCGGACGCCTGCCGGTCGAGATCGACCTGGCGCGCATCGTCATCTCGACCGAGTGGGACGACCCGGTCAGCCGCAACGACAAAGAGGAGGCCGAGACCGCGCTCCTCTACCGGGAGCTCGGCGTCTCCCAGGACACGCTGCTGACCCGCATGGGCTTTGACCCCGAGCACGAGGCCGAGCAGCGAAAGCTCGAGGGCCAGGGCGCCGACGAGACGCTGGCGCGGCTGCTCGACCATGGCGCCGGCATGGGCGGCACGGCGGTGCCTCCTCCGCCTCCTTCCGTGCCGGCGCTCGCGGGGGGCGCGGCGTGAGCCTCTGGGAGTGGTGGCGCGCGTGGGATGGCGTGCCGGCCGAGCGCGACGAGCCCGACGCAGAGCCGCCCGTGCGCAGGGAGGCCACCTCGTGAGCGCCGAGATCTACCACCTCGCCACGCTGGTCATCGTCGCGGCCGTCTTCGTGCTCGTGCTGGTGAGGCGCTGATGGCCGAACGCCGCGCTCTGCGGGCACGTGACGGGCGCGCCGCCGCCGGGGCGACTCCCGGGCCTCCGGAACGGCAGAGGGCGTCTGAGGACGACACGGCTGTCTGGGTGCCGACCTACGGCGTGGGCACGGCCGGGCCGCTGTGCGAGATCGACTGGACCCGCGGCGAGAAGGTCCCGCCGTGGCGCCAGCCGCTCGGCTTCGCGCCGCCGGAGGGCCGCACGCCGCGCTGCATCCGCACGCTCGTCGTCATCACGGGCTACCGGCCGCGGGGGCCGCGATGAGCACCGTCCGCCGCGCCGCAAGCGACGGACTCAGGCTGCTGCAACTCGTCGTCATTCCGGGCGACCCGGATCCGTTCCGCATCGCCACCCCGGATGGCGAGCTTCTCGGCGGCCTCACCAACATCAGCGTTGACGCCGAGGTCCGATTCCAGCGGGTCACGTTCACCGTGAACCAGGTCGCCGTCGTGGTCAGGGAGGCCACCGCATGAGCGCCGGACGCAAGCGCTACCACGGGGTTTCCGACGCCGATCTCAAGGCCCGTCTGAGCACAGCCAAGGCCCGCGAAATCGTGTTCCTTCTCGACGAGCTGGATCGACGGGAGCGGGAACGCTCACGGCTACTGCGGACATTCCGCACGGGGGCCGCGGCATGAGCACCGCCCGCGTCTGGATGGCAGAGCGCCAGCGCCGCCTCGACCGTGACCTCCTGGCCGCCTACCGGATCGCCCGCGCCGGGATCCTGGAGCGGATCGACGAGCTCCTGGCGGTGCGTGCCGGCGGCAGCGAGCTGACCCGCGCGCAGCTGATGCGCGAGCGCCGGCTCACGCGGCTCCTGGCCGACGTCGAGGACCGCATCCGCGTGTTCACCGGAGAGGCAGAGGTGCTGGTGCTCCGCGCCCAGGGTGACGCCGTCGCCGGCGCCGCCACCCACACCGTGGACGCCGTGATGAGCCAGCTCCCGCCCGGCATGGGCTTCACGCCCTCCTTCCCCGACCGCCCCTTCTCGGAGCTCGTGGGCCGGCTCAGTAGCGGCAGGCCGCTCTCGGCGCTCCTGAACACGCTCGCCCCGATGGCGTCCCAGGCCGTGCGTCAGTCGCTGATCGAGGGCGTGGCGCTCGGACGCAATCCACGGGCGATCGCGCGCGACATGCGCCGGGTGACGGCGATGCCGGCGGCGCGGGCGCTCACGATCGCGCGCACCGAGGTGATCGGGACCTTCCGCGAGGCGGGCCGTCAGACGATGGCTGCCAACCGGGCGGTGCTGGCGGGCTGGGTCTGGAACGCCCAGCTCGGGTCGCGCACCTGCGCCTCCTGCATCGCCCAGAACGGATCGCTCCACAGCGTGGACGAGCCGATGACAAGTCACCCGAACTGCCGCTGCAGCTGCGACCCACAGACCAAGTCCTGGGCCGAGCTCGGCTTCCCCGACGTCCCCGAGACCCGGATCACGCCCCGCTCCGGCGAGGACTGGTTCGCAGAGCAGTCGCCCGCCTTCCAGCTGGCGGCGCTCGGTCCCGCAAAGCACGCGGCCTACGCCCGCGGCGACATCCATCTCGGCGACCTCGTGCAGCGCACCACGAGCCGCGTCTGGGGCCCGGGCTCGAGCGAGGGATCGCTCGCCCACGCGCTCTCGCAGGCAGAGGCCCGCAGGACCCGGAGGGTCGCAGCGTGACCCTCGCCACGACCACAAGGAGACGCCCAGGTGGCTGACCCCGCCCCGCCCACCGCGCCTGCGGCAGACCCGCCCGCGCCCGACCCGACGCCCACCCCGGCGCCGCCGCCAGACCCCGCCCCGCCGGACGAGCCGTTCGACAGGGACCGGGCGATGGCGACCATCACCAAGCTCCGCGAGGCCGAGAAGCAGGGCAAGGCCGCCGCCCGCGAGCGCGACGACCTGGCCGCCCGCATCAAGGCGATCGAGGACGCCAAGCTCTCGGAGCAGGAGAAGCAGACCCGCGAGCTCGCAGCCCTGCAGGCCGAGAAGGCCGCCTGGGCGACCGAGCGGCGCGAGCATGCGCTCCAGATCGCCGTCTACGCACAGCAGGCCGAGCTCGGGATCACCGACCCCGACCTCGCGCTCCTGGCGCTCGACCGCTCGAAGGTCGAGTTCGGCGCGGACGGGAAGCCCACGAACGTCACCGAGGCGCTGAACGCGCTGCTCGAGCAGCGCCCCATCCTCAAGGGCACGGCCAAGGCGCCGACAGCCCCACGTATCGACTCGGGTGCAGGCACCCACGCCGGCGGTCCGACCCCGCCGCTGACCTCCGAGGAGCTCGCCGTGGCACGCGCCGCGGGGATGAGCGCCGAGGAGTACGCGATGGCCAAGACCGCCACCACCGTCACCGACTGGCAGACCAAGAGGTCCCCAGCGACGGCCTGACCCCGAGGGGTGCGCGACGCCGCCCCCTCTCTGAAGTGAAAGAGAGGTGCACATGGCCGGATTTGCGTTCCGTTACCGGCTGTCGGGTGGCGCGCCGACCATCCAGGACTTCCTGTTCAAGGACACCGAGACCATCACCAAGGGCGACATGGTCAACCTCGAGTCGGGGCAGCTCGACCTGGGGGCGACCGGCGACACCGGCTTTCTCGGGGTGGCGCTCGAGACCAAGGCCGGCACCAGCGCCGTCAGCCGCATGACCTGCATCACCGACTCCGACGCCGTGTACGCCGTGGTCGACGCGAACGCCCGCCTCATGGGCGCGACGCTCGACATCGCCGGCGCCACCGGCGCCCAGACGGTCGCGACCTCCTCCAACAAGGAGTTCGTCTGCGCCACCGAGTCGTCTGCCACCGAGGAGACGCTCGTGATGTTCAACACCGGCAAGCACCTGAAGAACAAGGCCCAGTAAGGGGAGGTGAGATAGATGCCCGCAACACCACAGCATTGGGCGGCGCTCGTCGAGCCTGTCCTCAATCGGCAGTTCTTCTACGTCGGCTTCGGCGGCGAGGGCAGGCGTCAGTCGCTGCTTGACCGCCTGTTCAACATCCAGACCTCGCAGTACGCCGAGGAGAAGACGATGAGCCTCGGCGGCTTCTCGACGCAGGGCTGGAACTTCGAGGACTCGGGCCGCGTGCAGTACGACGAGCGCGCCAAGGGATACGAGAAGACCTTCGCCCATCACGAGTTCGCCAAGGGCTTCATCGTCACCCGCAGGCTCATGGACGACAACCGCCTCTCGACCGTCTTCCGGGACGCGCGCGAGCTCGGGGACTCGGCCTTCCGGATGCGCGAGAAGGCCGGCGCCAACGTCTTCGCCCAGGGCTTCTCCAACGCGACGACGGCGACGCTCGACCAGTACGGCACCGACGCGGTCGGGCCGGATGGGGTGGCGCTCCTCTCCGACGCCCACCCGGCGCCACCCGGCGCCGGCGGCTCCACCCAGTCGAACGAGGGCACGCTGGCCCTGACGGCCGCAAACCTCGGGACCGTCCGCGCGGCGATGATGAGCTTCAAGGACTACCAGGGCGACCTGCTGAACGTGATGCCGGACACCCTGCTCGTGCCGCCGGAGCTCGAGGACACGGCGCTCACGATCGTGCGCTCCCAGCAGGACCCGACGAGCGCCAACAACGCCATCAACCCGCAGGCCGGCCGCTTCCAGGTGATCGTCTGGCACTACCTCGCGGACTCGAACGCCTGGTTCCTGATCGACTCGTCGCTCATGCGCCAGCACCTTCACTGGTTCGACCGGATCCCGCTCGAGTTCGGCCGCGAGGAGGACTTCGACACCTTCCAGGCCAAGTTCCGCGCCTACCAGCGCTTCAGCCTGGGCTGGTCAGATTGGAGATTTATTTATGGCGAGAATCCGTCCTAGTTATAGCTAGGACCTCGGACCGAGTCTTCAGACCATGACAGTCACCGCAGAGCGCCTGTCCATTGGCCACATCGTTCGTGCCGCCGCGGTGGCACGGCACGATGTGGTCGTACTGGAGGCGCTCGGTCGCCCCGCACTGTTCGCACCGGTATCCGGCGCGCTCCAGGATCAGCCGCTTCATGCGATCACTGAACTCCTGGCCGCGTCGTCGGTTGCGGACCGGGTACCGCTCGGTCCGCAGGCTCACGAAGTAGCAGGCCTGCGAGCAGTAGAGGCGCCCTATGTGACCAAGCACGCACGTCTTGCCGCAGAGGGCGCAGACCTGCATCGTCCACCCGATCTTGCCGTTCCCACGGCAGGCCATGGAGCAGAAGCGGCGCGCCTCCCAGTAGGCCAGCGACCAGTCCCTGTCCTTCTCGAACTCCCGTCCGCAGCGCTCGCACGGCTTGGTCGGCTGATCCTTCAGCTTCGAGCAGCGGCGACCGCAGAAGGTGTTCCGCCAGTCCTTCGGGACGAAGGTGACACCGCACCGGGGGCATACCTTCGTGCGGTCAAGTCGCGGTCGTCCCATGCACTAGGAGCGTATGCGATGAACCCATGTAACACCCTAGTCGTTCGGGGAGGTGATCTCCGATGGGGCTGACGAACTTCCCTGACGGAATCAGCGGCGTCGGAGGCGCAGCCATCCCCGGCTACGTGTCGGACACCTCCGGTAACGCCAAGTTCGCCGCCGGCACCGCGATCATCACCGCCGGCGGGTCGGTGACCGTGGGCACCGGCCTCACCACGGTGAACTTCGCCATGGCGAGCGCCTATGGCCTTCTCGCCGGCACCGCGGACTTCGACCAGGTCTCCGCCCAGCCCACGACCGGCGGCTCGATCTTCCTGCGCTCGCAGTCGGGCGGCGGCACGGCGTCCGTGTCGCCCGGCACGGCGACCTGGTGGGCGGTGGGCACCTGATGGCCGCCACCGCCGCGCTCTCGGCGGCCTACGAGCGGCTTCATCCCGGGGCGGTCCGGGATGAGGCCCAGAAGGCCGAGCGGATGCAGCGCCTCGTCCGTGCCGACAAGGCGCCGGCACCATCACGCCGCGGCTCGTCCCGCGGCGCGATCCTGGTGCCGGCGCTCCCCTGGAAGGAGGCGTCGTGAGCGACCTGGAGGAGCTGACCGTCGCCGAGCTTCGCGAGATGGCGCGCGAGCAGGGCATCCCGGTCACGGGGCTGAACAAGGCGGACCTGATCGACGCGCTCGGGGCGGGACAGGGTGATGGGACATCCGCAAAGGCAGAAGAGCCGCAGGACGGCTCTGCGACAGAGATCGCAGCGGACATTCCCTCGGACAACCTGATCCCGATCGAGCGGCGCATGTCGGGGCGCTGGTGGTGCCCGGTCTGCGGCCACGATCAGCTGACCGAGGTGAGGACCTGCGAGCAGTGCGGCGCGGTGCGCGTGGGCACGTCGGTGCGGCCGGCGGGGGGCTAGGCGATGTCGCGCGGCTACCAGTCGACCCTGAGCGCCGGCGTCGTCGAGGGCCTCCAGGGCGCCTGGCGCGACGAGTTCCCGGGCTCGGCGCTCCAGTCCGGCAACTGGACCGTGCGTCAGGTCGGCGTGGGCATGTCCATGTCGGTCGCCTCCTCCAAGCTCACGATCGCCACTGGTGTCACCTCGGGCGACGTGCTGGAGCTGATCTCGGGCTTCACGGTGCGCCCGCCGTGTCGGCTGCTCGTCAGCCTCGACTCGATCTCCCAGCGGATCGCCAACCAGGAGTTCAGCATTGAGTTGATTCGCGCGGACACGCTGGTGGACGTGTTCACGACGGACGGGGTGGGGTTCTTCTTCAGCGGCACGTCTGCCACGGCGGGCGTCGATTACCGGAGCGTTTCGCAGGGGGACGCCGGCACGAACCTGACTGCCCAGACGATCCCCACGACGGCGGGCGCGTCGGTACTGGAGATCGACCTGACGACCGACGAGTGTTGGTTCTACAACGGCACGGTCGATGTTGCGGCGGCGAGCAAGACCAACAGCGCCCGCTTCACTCGCAAGGTCCCCGACCCCGCCCAGTCCTACATGGTCCGCATCAGGGCCAAGAACACCGGCGTTCCCGCCAGCACCACCAACTTCGTCATCGACTCGGTCCTGGTCGAGGACTACACGCACCTCGGCGTCGAAATCGCGCGCTCGCGCGGGTCGAGCGCGGCGGGGGAGCAGCTGCCGGTCAACGTGGCGAGCGGCACTGTGGGGACGGTCACCAATGCGCTCGTGCTGGGGAAGGCCATTTTCTTCTCCGAGTCCACCACGCCGTTGGCTGGTGCCGCGACATTCACGGCACCCGGCCGCGAGTTGATGAACACAAACTCGGGCGCGGCCCTGACCGCCGGGACTACCGCCTACCCGGGTCGGATCCGCGCCTTTGCCGTTTCCGACCAGATCGGAACGCTTCTGATCGAGGCGAGCAACGACAACGTCACCTACGACGCGGTGCTCTCGGTCGCCACGTCGATCGTGGACGGCAAGAGCGTTGCGACCGCCGACGTTCCGGTCTACAGCCGCTACATAAGGGTGCGCTACGTCAACGGTGCCGTGCTCCAGACATTCTTTAGGTGCGGCTCTCTTCTGACGGCGGTGTCGTGATGGAGGAGGCGAAGATGGACGCCAAGAAGGCCGAGCCCGAGATCCCGGTGGTCGGCGAGGACGCCGTCACGGGCGAGGAGATCCTCGCCAACGAGGCGCGGATCACCGACGCCGACGGGACGATGTACCGCGTCGAGAACTACGACGCGGCCAAGTCCGACGCGGCGCCGGCGGTGAAGGCGGCGCGGGCCGAGCAGGCCGTCAAGGACTGAGCCCGCCCGTGGCCCCGCCCACCGACACGACCGACCAGGTCCGGCTGCTCCTCGGCGGGCCGGCGACGACGCTGGTCACCGACGACCAGCTCGACTTCTTCCTCGCCGAGGCGGACAACGGCATCTACCTGGCGGCCGCCTCGGCGGCGGAGTTCCTGGCCGCCTACTACGCCTCCGCGTACTCGTTCGAGACCGACGGCCAGAAGTTCGACCGCAAGACGCTGTTCACGAACTACATGGCTCTCGCCGCGTCATTCCGCGCCCGCGCTGCTGGGCTCACCGTGGGTCCGGGCGGCGCCTTGATTGGCACGGTCTCCACGATCGACAGCACCCGAGTGGACGGGTTCTCCCAAGATGTTGCCAATCAGGAGGTCGGGGCAACCGGAACCAACCCGCGGCAGCGCTTCTACACCGTGGATGGAGTCGATTCTCTTCCATGAAGCGCCCCCGTCCCCTCATGGAGCGCTTGTGGGAGAAGGTCGACCGTTCTGGCGGCCTTGATGCCTGTTGGCCGTGGACGGCCGGCAAGATGCTCGGCTACGGGCTGATCGGGCTTGGTGGTCGCGCCGGCGGCAACGACCTCGCCCATCGCGTTATCGCAAAGGCGGCGCTCGGCCCGCCGCCGCCGCGGCATGAGGCGCGCCACCTCTGCGGCAACCGCGCCTGCTGCAATCCGCTTCATCTTGCCTGGGGCACCCGCAGCCAGAACGAGGCGGACAAGCTTGCGCATGGACGTTCGAATCGTGGTGAGCGGCACGGCCTCGCAAAGCTGACGGAGGCCGACGTTCACGAGTTGCGACGGCTCGCCTGGTCCGGCGTCAGACACAGCGAGATCGCCCTGCGCTTCGGTGTCTCCACGGCGTGCATCCGAGACGTCCTTGTCGGTCGCCGTTGGGCTTGGCTGACCACCGACCGAGAGGGGGTGATGCCGTCGTGAAGCTCTTGTGGCACAGCAATGCCGCCTGGGCTTCCACCTTAGCCGGGTACGGGAACCAAACGGCGCTCGTCACCCAGCGCCTCGCCCGCGCCGGCCACGACGTCGCCATCAGCGCCTTCTGGGGCCTCCAGGGCGCCGTCCTCGACTGGCAGGGGATCCGCGTCTACCCCGGCGGCTTTGACCCCTACGGCAGTCAGGCGCTGCCGCTTCACGCCCGCGACTGGTTCGGCGGCGACCCCGGGGGCGGCGTGGTCATCACGCTGGTGGACGCCTGGGTGATGGACCCCGCGAAGCTGCGCGACCTGCACGTCGGCATGTGGGCGCCGGTCGACCACGAGACCTGCCCGCCGCGGGTGGCCGTGGTGCTGCGCGACTCGGGCTGCCTGCCGATCGCGATGAGCCTGCACGGCGAGCAGGCGATGCGCGGCGTCGGCCTCGACCCGGTCTACGCGCCGCACGGAATCGACACCCAGGCCTTCGCCCCGCGCGACCGTGAGGAGTGCAGGCGCCTGCTCGACTGGCCGCGCGACGCCTTCGTCGTGGGCATGGTCGCCGCGAACAAGGGCTACCCGCCGCGCAAGGGCTTCCCCGAGGCGATCGCCGCCTTCGCTCGCTTCCAGAAAAGGCACGACCAGGCGGTGCTCTACCTGCACACAGAGCCCCACGGCGTGGTCCAGGGCGTCAACCTGCCGTCCATCCTCGGCGCCAACGGCGTGCCGCAGGAGTCCGTGCGCTTCGCCGATCCCTACCGCTACCAGCTCGGGTTCTCGCAGGAGCACATGGTGACCGCCTACTCCGGGATGGACGTGCTCCTGAACCCGAGCTACGGCGAGGGCTTCGGGATCCCCATGGCGGAGGCACAGGCCTGCGGCACCCCCGTGATCTCCACCAACGCCACCTCGATGCCGGAGGTGGGCGACGTCGGCTGGATCGTGGGCGGCCAGCGGATGTGGACCGAGCAGGGCGCCTATCAGCTGGTGCCCGACATCGACCAACTCGTGGCCGCGCTCGGGCAGGCCCACCAGATGGCGCCCCGGATGCGCGAGCGGGCGCGCCAGCACGCGCTCACCTACGACGCCGACCGCGTCTTCGCCGAGCACTGGATGCCGGTGCTCGCAGTGCTCGAGGCGCGCATGGAGGGGAAGCCGGTCGCGCTCGCGCCGCCGGTGGAGTTGGTGCCGGCGTGATGGCCTGGCTCTGGATGGCTCGCCGCTACGGCCTTCGCCCGACGCTGCGCTACTGGCGCGCCTACCGCGAGCGGTTGGTCATCGACTACGCCGCGATCTTCACCGCCGACGAGCTGGCGCTTTTGGGCGACCACTTCACGATGCCGTGGGAGCGGTCAGCGTGACCGCCGACGTCACCGTCATCACGGCCTCTCTTCCCACCCGCGGCCGGATGCTCGCCGAGTGCGTGGCGAGCGTCGCCGCCCAGACCGTGGCGCCGGCCGCGCACCTGATCGGCGTGGACTACGCGCGGCGGGGCACCTCGGCCATCCGCAATGACCTGTGGCGGATGGCCAAGACGGAATGGATCGCCGTCCTCGATGACGACGACATCCTCCTCCCGCACCACCTGGAGTACCTGGTGGGAGCCGCCGGCAACACCGCGACCATTGCCTACAGCTTCTGCGCCGTGGATGGGCGGCCGGGTTGGAACCCGAGCCGTCCATTCGACGCCGCGGCATTGCGGGAGGGCCCGAACTACATCCCCGCGACAATCCTGATCCGCCGCCCGATGCTCTACGCGCTCGACGGCTGGCGGGACTCGGAGGACTGCCTCCACGGCTGGGAGGACTACGACCTACTCCTCCGGGCGCTCGACGCTCACGCCGAGTTCGCGTGCGTACCGACCGTGACCTGGGTCTACCGCTTTGCGGCGGGGCGCAACAAGACCGAGGTCGGGGAGTTGGCGGCGTGCTGACCCACGTCGTCCTTCCCACCGTCACGGGCCGCGAGCGCCACCTCGCCCGGACGCTTGCCGCCTACCGCCAGCGCACCCCCGTCCCGGTCGAGATCACCGTCGTTCAGGATCACCCGACCTGCGGCATCGCCTGGCGCGAGGGCGCGGCGCGCGTGGACGGCGCCGCCTACGTCCACCTCGGGGCCGACGACCTGGTGCCCGAGGATGGGTGGTGGGAGCCGCTCGCGGAGGCGGTCGACGCCGGCTACCTGCCGTGCCCGGTCGTGCTCGAGCCCGATGGGCGGGTCCAGTCGGCCGGCGGCTACGACTGGGGCCTCCACAGGGACGTGGGCGAGGACTGGGCCACGATCGGCTGGACGACGGTCCCGTTCATGTCGGCCGAGCAGTTCGCCGCGATCGGCATGATCGAGACGCACTACTGCACGGATACCTGGGTCTCGGCGGTCGGCGCCCTGCATGGCTGGCAGACGGTGCTGCGGCCGGCCTCGCGCTTCGTGCACCACAACGCCGAGCCCGGCCGCGGCGCCGGCATGGACGTTCACGCTCGCAACCGCCACGACCGCGCCGAGTTCGCCCGTCTGCTGGAAGAGGAGCGGGCCCGATGCGCTCGCTGAGCATCTGCACGCCGTGGCTCAACCTGCCGTTCCTCATCCCCGATTACGAGCGGGCGGTGCGGGGCGCCGACCAGGTGATCGTGATCGACAACGGCTCCTCGGAACCGAACGCCGCCGCGATCGCGGAGATGGTCGCGCGCCTCGGCGGGGTGCTCATCCGGCGCGAGGACAACGGCTGGTTCAGCGGGCCCGCAAACGAGGGGCTCGCGGTCGCGACCGGCGACGTGGTGGTCGTGCTCAACAACGACATCCGCTGCGCCGACCCGGACTGGCTCGAGCGGGTGCGCCGCGACGTCGAGCCGGGCGGGCTCTACGGGCCGTCCTCCGGGACGCGGATGGTGGACGGCGTCCACATCCCCTACATCGAGGGCTGGTGCGTGGCAGCCGCGCGCACGACCTGGCAGCGCCTGTCGGGCTTTGACGCGGCCACGTTCGAGCGCCCCTACTGGGAGGACGTCGACCTCTCCTTCCGGGCGATGATCCTGGGCATCGGGCTCTACCGCAGCGCCTGGCAGGTCGAGCACCTCTCCAACACCACGAGCGCCGTCACGCCGGGGGCCTATGACGCCTCGGAGGCAAACCGCCTGAGCTTCGAGGCGAAGGTCCGGCAGCAGCTGGGGCGGAGGGCGGCTGCGTGAAGATTCTCGTCACGGGCGCAGCGGGGTTCATCGGGACCCACCTCTGCCGCGAGCTACGCGGGGCGGGCCATGAGGTGATCGCGCGCGACCTCGTGACGCACCCGAAGGACGACCTGCGCCGCGGCGGGATCGCCGCTGGTTACGTCCAATTCCACCGCCCAGAGGCCGTGGTGCACTTGGCTGCCCAGGTCGGCCGCCAGTTCGGCGAGGACGACGTTGCTCGATCCATCGAGTCGAACGCGACCATGACGGCGCACGTCGCCCGGGCCTGCACCGCGTGGGGTGCCCGCCTCGCCTACTGCTCCACCTCCGAGGTCTACGGCGACCAGGGCGAGGCAGGGTGCGTCGAGGGCGGCCCAGAGGTGCTGCCGCACGGGATCTACGGGCTCTCCAAGCGCTGGGGAGAGGAGGCCGCCCGCCTCTACGCCCCCGACGGCCTCCAGATCGTGCGCCTCTCGATGCCCTATGGCCCCGGGCTTCCCGCCGGCCGGGGGCGGGCCGCGATCGTCAACTTCCTCTGGCAGGCCCACCACCGGATGCCGGTGACCGTGCACCGCGGCGGCAAGCGCTCGTGGACCTACGTCGCCGACACCGTCCGCGGCTTCCGCCTGGTCATCGAGCGCGGCGAGCAGGCGCGCACTGCCGCCGAGTCCGAGGCCGGCGTGGGCGTCTACAACATCGGCCGCGACGACGCCGAGGTGACGATGCTCGACGTCGCGCGCTTGTCTTGCGACATCGCCGGCGCCCCCTACGACCTCATCACCGAGGTTGATCCGCCCGAGCGACAGACGGTGGTCAAGCGCCTCTCCACCGCAAAGCTCCGCGCCCTCGGCTGGGCGCCGGAGGTCGAGCTCGAGGAGGGCATGCGATTGACCTACGAGGTCGTCCGTCACTTCGATGAGGAGGGAAGCCTTGTCCAGTCCCCCGCAGCCGCCTAGCCCGCCGCAGGCCCCCGCGCCCGCGCCCGTCCCTGCGCCGCCGGGCGTCGTCGTGTCCCCCGATGACCCGCGCCCCTGGTGGGAGCAGGCGGGTCAGCCCCGACCGGCGCAGAAGGACCGCTAGAGCGTGCTCGCCCTGTCTGCCGGAGAGCTTGTGACGATGCGCGTGGAGCTCGAGCAGACGCTGCCCGGAACCGCGATCATCTCGCCGCGCACGCTGCTCCTGGACGGGCAGGGCGGCGAGACCTGGAGCTACGCGGCCGGCGGGACATTCCCGGCGCGTCTGTCGCCGGAGTCCTCGCTTCGTCAGGCGGAGGCCGTAGCTGCAGGCCGGGTCGCCGAGATGTCGTCCTGGATGCTGACGCTCCCCGCCGGCACGCTCATCACCGAGACCGACCAGGTGCTCTACGACGGGGTCACCTACGAGGTCAACGAGGTGATGACGCGGGTGCCGTGGGAGCTGTCGCGCCGGTGTCGGCTCACGGAGCTCGACTGATGGCCATGACCGTCTCCGTCACCCGCACGAGCCGCATCCCGGCGGTGACCGCGGCGGTGCTCGCGAAGGCGGCGCTCGTCGTGACCAAGGCCGCCATGGACATCGAGGCTCACGCCAAGGACCGCGCGCCGGTGGACACCGGGTTCCTCAAGAACTCGATCGCGGCCAAGAAGGTCGGGGCGTTGTCCTGGGAGGTCGAGGTCCACGCCTCGTACGGCGTGTTTCAAGAAATGGGCACGAGATTCCAGCCCGCGCGCCCGTATTTTATTCCGGCAATCGAGCTGGTTCGGCCGTCGTATCTCGCTGCGATGAGAACGGTGGTGTGAGGCATGGCGCAAGCCGATGTTCCAGACGATGTTTGCGCGCGGAGGCGAACGCCCAATGGGTCAGCTCGATGAGAGGCATGCCGTGCTCGCGGTAGCGCTCCAGTTTCCACCGTTTCCGCTCGGTGTAGCGGCGGTTGTGGGTGACTCCCCAGATCTCGATGTACCAGCCGTTCGCGAGGAAATCTGCGCGGAAGCGTCGATCGAACGGAAGCCGAGGATCGTAGACATGCGCGACTCCGTGCTCCGAGAGCCAGTCATCGACCCACTGCTCGTAGGTCGAGCGCACGACATGCCCGTCATTGCAGGTTCGCTGCTCGCGCCAGCCAGGGTGACGGCGAGGGATGCCGTGCTCGTCCATGAGCTTCTTGATCGGCCCTGCCGAGACGCCGTGGCGCCTGCCGATGTTGATGATCGACTCTCCATGGACGAGGTACGCCTCGCGAAGTTCTGCCTCGGTTGGAAGCAGGGGCACGTGCCCCCCTCGCCGTGTCATCCAGACCGTGGAGGACGGGATTCCGAACTTCTTCAGCCAGTAGGCGACGGCCGTCAAGTCGACGCCGTAGAGCGCACCGATTGCCGCGAGCGAGCGGTGCTCCACATGGACGAGCCGCTCCAAGTCCTCGGCCCGCATCGGCTCAAGGCCCCTCGCGGCCAGTCCCTTGCCTTTGGGCCGCGGTGGGATTCCGTACTTCCGCATCCAGCGCAGCACGTGTGTCTTGCTGACGCCGAATCGCTTCCCGATCTGGCGAGTCGTCAACCCGTCGTCGATGTACAGGCGGGCAAGCTCGTCGCGGTCGGGCGTCACGTGCCAAATTATACCTGGAAACGTGGCCGATGAACGTCATGGACGTCGCCATCTACAACGCGCTGGCCGGCTCGACGGCGCTCACCACCGCGCTCGGCGGCACTGCCATCTTCCAGTGGCTCGCCCCCGAGAACCGCAACCCGCCCTACGTCGTCTACAACAAGCAGGCCGGCACCCCGATCCACACCTTCGGCGGCGTGGCGATCGAGAACGACCTCTACACCGTGCGCGGCGTGACCATCGGCCCCTCGGCCGTCGCCGGCGGCACGATCGCGAAGCTCATCAACGACGCCCTCGCCGACCGGGCGCTCACCATCACCGGCTACACCCACCTCTACCTGCGCCGCGTCTCGGACGTGGACTACCCGGAGGTCGTGGCGGGGGTGCGTTTCTACCATCGCGGTGCGATGTACCGCGCCATGGCCGATCCCGCCGGCTAATGCTTCTTCGGCCCCCAACGCGCGAGCGCTCCCTTCCTCCCGGCCTCGGCCATCCGAGCGCGCGTCTCGGGGCTGTAGGTCCAGGTCTTCCGGTCGTGCTGGGCCAGGTGCTCGGCGGTGCCCGCGTAGACCTCCAGGTTCTCGGGCCGGTTGTCGTCCTTGACGCCGTTGCGGTGGTGTACGTGTTCGGTGGGAAGCAGGAGGCGTCCGAGCTTCTCGGACATGACGAGACGGTGCTCGGGGGCATAGCCGCTGCGCTGGGCCATGGGGTGGCCAGGGCACCACACCATCACGTAGCCGCCCGAGGTCAGGTATCGGCCACCGCGCCAGCGCGGACAGTCGGGACCGATGGCGCGCCCTCGGGGGCTGTGTCCGCGCAGGTAGGGCACCGGGTGGCCGCGGAAGTGGCGCCGCTTGCGGCGCGTCGTCGTGACCAGCGGGGTCGGCTGACCGCAACCGCATTCGCACATTCCGCTCGGGATCTCGTCCCTTGTCGGCTGGTATGCCCCCCGGTGGGGCCGGCCCTCGCTTGCCGCGAGTCGCACGTGATGGCCGGGAAGAAACCGCGCCGGTTTGCGGCGCCGCGGGTTGTCAGGGATCGGCTCTCCGCAGCCGCATTCACACAACGGTCTGTCCATGCGCTCATAGCATGGCAGAGAAAGAGGGGTGGTTCAAATCGCCTATAGCGCCGGCAAAAACGCAATGCTCCGTGTCACTACCCCCATCGGCGGCGGCATCGTCGACATCTCCCCCTACCTCACGAGCGTGCAGGGGCCGTCGGTCGACGCGCAGACCGCCGAGGTCTCGACCCTTGGC